TGGGTTTCTCAATACCGTTGAGGATGCCCGAATTGAAAAACACGTCAAGAGACAATATCCCGGTCTGCGTGCGCCGATGATTCGCGGATATAAGGATTTGCTTGCGCGAGACTTTTTCGGTCTGAGCAAGGTTCTTGACTACAATACACTCTACCTTATCAACAAACTGAACTTGGTCGCTAAGTGCGGTTCGCAATTGGGTATTACCTTTACCCCCGAACAACAGCCCTTCTACGATGAATTGATGAAGATAGAGACCTGGGACGAGACTCTTGCGTTGACCAACAAGTTGTTTGAATTCAGCAAGGATGAACAGAAGAAGGGCGAAGAGGACAAGGAAAAGCAGAAGGATGAAATCGCCAAAAAGAAACAAGAAAAGCGCGAGAAGCAGAGACAAGATTCTGAGGATGAAGGTGAAGAGTCCGAGGATGAAGGGTCTGAAGGCGAAGAGTCCGAGGATGAAGGTGAAGAGTCCGAGGATGAAGGGTCTGAAGGCGAAGAGTCCGAGGATGAAGGCGAAGAGTCCGAGGATGAAGGGTCTGAAGGCGAAGAGTCCGAGGATGAAGGTGAAGAGTCCGAGGATGAAGGGTCTGAAGGCGAAGAGTCCGAGGATGAAGGTGAAGAGTCCGAGGATGAAGGGTCTGAAGGCGAAGAGTCCGAGGATGAAGGCGAAGAGTCTGGTGGGAAAGAATCTGATGCTGATGCGGACGATGTAGATGATGCTGAGGCTGGTGACAATGACGCTGGTGACAGTAATGATGATACCACTGAGGCTGATGTAGATGCTGAGGAGTTTTTGCCTACTGCCAGCACTGATGAAACTTTTCGTGAGAAACAACAGACCTTGGTATTGGACGCTTCAGTGAAGTCAGTCTATGTGAACATTCCTACTCCGAATCTCAAAGATGTTGTCGCTCCCATTACGACAGTGATGAAGGGGTTGAATTTCCACTATAACGGGTCATTTGATCGGGAGAGGGGTGCAGAAATTTATCGGTTATTCAAGGAAAAGAATGCCGATTACATTGGGCTGCTCGCACAGGAGTTTGAACGTAAGAAAGCCGCAAAAACTTATAACAAGTCCAAGATTGCAAATTCGGGTGATATCAATATCAACAAACTAGCCAGCTATCGCCTTGACGATAACATGTTCAAGAAGTTGACGGTTGCCTACAAGGGCAAGTCACACGGCTTGGTCTTGTTGTTAGATCGTTCATCGTCGATGCGTTCAATGATTGAAGGGGCAACGGAGCAATTGATGGTTCTTGCTATGTTTTGCCGCAAAGTCAATATCCCGTTTGTGGCTTATAGTTTCACCACTCCTGGGTATGAGACGCTTGAGAATGATTTTGGATACCGAACGAGAAGTAACGCTCTTATCCCGTTCAGTATGAATGAAGGTGAAATGGTTATGTCCAAACTCGCTTTCCGAGAGATATTGAATTCCAACATGCAGGGGGCAGAATTTAATAATGCCGTGACCAAGCAATTGCAATTGTCAAAAGGCATGCGTTGCGAACGGTCTGGATACAAGGTCACTCACCAGGACAGGCTATCGAGTCCCATCCCGAACTATGAGAGCATGGGGACCACCCCACTCAACGAAGCCATTATCGTGTTGCGTGACGTGGTGCGAAATTTCAGAAAGAAGTTCAACCTGGATTTGGTGAACACGATCATCATGCACGATGGCGATGCGGACCCGAACTACGCAATCTACACAGAGGGAGTGCCCATTGACCCGAACCGCAGTGACGCGAAAAATACGATGCCCGATCATGCGCGGTTTGACCAGACCACAGACCGGGTCACCATTCATGATGTCAAAGCCAGGATGTCTTTTGATTGCCCCCAAACGCAGCATGGGTTGACCGTGGGACTCCTGAACTGGCTACACGCCACAACAGGATGCGGAATCTTTGGATTCTTTGTAGTCGGGAACGATGTTGACCATGCCTTAGCGAAGATGTATACGAACAAGGACGGTGTGGAGTTGGGGGGGTATACGAAGTATTCGTTGCAGGGAGACGCACTTATCATGGTAGAAGGGCTGAAACAGAAACTTGAAGAGGAGAAATTCCTTGAGTCGTATAGCAAGGGGTTTACGCGATTCTATTTTATTCCCGGCGGAAACGATAATCTGTCTACCCACTCTAGGAAGATGGAACTTGAGGGACGCGCAAAGAAGTGGAATGCTGAACGGTTAGAGGATGCGTTTCGCAAGGTGTCAAGAAAGCAGTTTGTGTCTCGCGTGCTAGTCTCGCGTTTCATGAACCTTATTGCTGCCCATTGATAGAGTGTTCAAAAATGAACATCAAAATGGGGCAAAATACCCCAGTTTTGGGGTTGACAATTTCTGTGGATATGGTAGAATTATAGAGTCAGTTTATTTTATTTGGAGCATTGCGTTATGAAAGCCGATATCAAGCACTATAACATGTGGATTGAGTTAATTCAGAAATTAGCAGATGGTCGCACGATCATCCCTAGGACTGAAATCCATACTCTTGCGGACAAACTCGGTTTGAAACACCCGCAATGGTTTACACGCGATCACGCGATGCGTGCAGGACGCGGTTTGTATTACGTGCCTGTCTCAGTAAATGGCACCAAAGCCGTGAAGGGTGCGTCTGCACCTGCTGAAAAGAAAATCGTCAACTCTTCAGATTCAGTTATGCCGCATTTGAATCCTACCCTCAAGGAATTAACTACGCCTAAAGCCACAGCAAAACCCCGTATCACTTCAATGACTACAGACATTGAAGATCAGGGAATTGTGCCTGAAGTCTATGGCAACTACCAACCCTTCGGGACCTTTGACGATCTCAAGTCAATCATCGCGTCCAAGAAATTTTATCCGGTATTCATCACAGGTCCATCAGGCAATGGCAAATCCATGTCTGTTGAGCAAGCCTGCGCTTCGCTCGGTCGAGAATTCATCAACATTCCCATGACTGCGGAAACAGATGAAGGCGACTTGCTTGGTAACTATGTGCTGGTCAATAACGAAATGGCATGGCGCGATGGTGGGGTCACGGTTGCGGCTCGTCGTGGTGCGGTTGTGTGCATTGACGAAGTGGACTATGGTGCACAGAATTTGTCGTGCTTGCAGCGAGTGTTAGAAGGCAAGTCATTCATTCTCAAGAAGAAGGGTGAGATTGTCCTTCCCAAAGAAGGGTTTCAGATCATCGTGACTGCGAACACCAAGGGCAAAGGCTCCGAAGATGGTCGCTACATGTTTACGAATGTCCTCAACGAATCCTTCCTTGAGCGATTCCCGATCACCTTTGAACAGACGTGGGCGCCGGGGAGCATTGAGAAAAAGATTATCAAGGGGGAGTTGACTCTTGCGGGGCATACTGATGATGCCTTTGCGGAACTGCTCGTTACCTGGGCAACCGTGGTGCGGAAGGTGCATGAAGATGGCACCTTACCTGAAGTGATCTCTACTCGTCGGTTGGTGCACATTGCCAGAGCATATTCAATTTTCAATGGCAGCAAACTGAAAGCGATCACCTTCTGTCTGAATCGGTTTGATGAAGTCACCAAGACTGCGTTGATTGATTTGTATACCAAGCTGGATGCTTCGGTGGTGGTTGATAACAGCAAAACCATTGAAGAACAAGCGGACGAAGCCTCTGCGAAGTTTGCTGCTGCTGGAATCAATGACTAAACCGGCAGATGAAATAGTTGTTGACAAGGGGTGTGTTATGTGATATAATCATATCTGTCGTGCGAATTGTTCTCTACAGTAACAGTTCAATCTTTTTTGCATCTAGGGGGATTTATGTGATACACCGGTTAGTTGTCTAATGTGTTCGTTTGTTATGGAGGTTCGCCGCGCTCCCATTCTGCGGTATTTCAATAGTGAGGTTTTTATGTCTAATGTTTCAGCAAAGTCCCGCATCCTTTCATTCTTGAGCAAGACTTCGGGTTACAACACCCTTAGCGTTGCACAGGCTCGCGCACGTTTTGGCATTCGTAATGTCAATGCCGTGATCTCCGCACTCCGTAGCGAAGGCTATGCGATTTATCTCAACGCCAAGAAGCGTGGAGATGGTTCGCCAGTCAACGTCTACCGATTGGGCAAGCCTTCGGCTACGTTTGCTTCGGAATGCGCCTATCGTGGCGTGACCGCAAAGGGCGCGAACTAATCAGTTAGTTCGATCCGTCCATCAAGTAGGGGAGGCCGCAATGGCTTCCCCTACTTTTCTTTGTCAGGAGAACTCATGGCACTCAAAACGACCATATCCCCATACGGCAACGATCTCATGATGAAAGAGGCTATGGTAGTCCTTCTTGAACGGCACAAATTCAATTGCCAGCTTGAGTTTCCTCTCGATCATGGGATTGCTGAAAATGCCACCTTCGCCTACATGCTTGATTATGCCTCACACTCCTTTCGTATTGCCATGCGGAATTACATGCTCCAAGGTGTCAAGGCTGCTGAAACCTATCACTATGTCCCTGCAACGTGGTGGGATCATTTCAAAACTGAAAAATTTCCCCGTTGGGCACTTGACCGCTGGCCGGTAAAATACAACAAACTTCTCAGACAAGCCTACCCTCTTTGTCCGCATGGCGCCGATCAGTGGCCCCATGCCAAACATATTAGATTTTTATATTATGGAGATG